TTAACGGCACCGAGGTCGGCAGTATTTCTTCCTTCGACCAAAGCGGGGTGGAGCGGGTTAGCTTCATCAACACAGATGACAACGGGTTGGGAATCAGGCGAGGAAGTTCCACCATCTTTCAAGTTGTGCCTATCGTAAACGATGCCACTATCGCAACACCTCTCGCTGACTTAGGCCACGAAGATGCTCCTTGGCGAGACATATACCTACATGACGGGGTTGTCTTTCAAGACTCAGGAAGCTCTGGCACCGCTTCAACTAACAGATTGGACGCTTACGAAGAAGGGACGTGGACACCGACTTACACGACTTCCAACAGTGACGGGACGTTTACTTACGACGTTATACAGAAAGGATATTACACGTTAATCGGTAATGTGGTTCATGCGTCGTTCAGGCTCAGAACTGATGCTGTGAGCGGGGTCACTGGAAACTTGTTAATCAGTGGTTTGCCATTTCCCGCGAAAAATGTAACTAGCGCGGGTCAGGGTGGCTCACTTGTTGTTGGCAGAGCGCAAAACTTCGGGACGAATTTCCCAGTCAAAGGTTATGTCTCGGACAACGCAGCAACAATCAATGTCTTGGCATTGACATCGCTGAACGCAAACAGCACAGCATCAGCTACAGATATGCTGATTGACGGCGCGAACAAAAACGACATGATGGCTCACATCGTATACGTTAAAGCATAGGAGAAAAACATGCTGACAGAATCAACCGAGACAGACAAAGTAGAAATCACCACCCACCCGCAGTGGAAAATGGTGGGAGTGAGAACGGCAACCGTCGTTTATCGCGATGACGTGGAAATCTCGCGCAGCAACCACAGGAAGGTGATTAGCCCGATTGACGATTGGAGTGCCGAGCCTGCCGACGTGCAAGCAATCTGCAACCTTTACCACGACGCTGATGCCGTCGCCGCGTTTCAGGCCTCTTTGAATTCTAGCGAATAACGGGGGCCGTGATGTCTGACAGAGCGGAACAAGCGTTGGAAAAGATCGCCAAGCATGAGCAAGAGTGCGCCCAACGGTGGGGTGAGGCTCTGGTTGAACTGCGAGAACTACGCAAGGCCACTGATGCCCACGCACTCCGCTGGGAGAAACTTGCGTGGCTGGTGGTTGCGTCCGCTTTGACCGGCGTGGTCACTGTTGTTGTCAGTAACCTCCAGTGATTCTTGAGGCTGTTGCAGCGGTAACGACTGCCTGTAAAGCCTTAGAAATGGCTGCAGGGGCGGCCAACAACATCGAGTCCCTTGGGGTCTTCATAGGAAGAATGGGCGCTGCCGAGTTCGACCTACAGCGAGCCAAGAACAGCACCAGAAACATGAGCGAGGCGGAAGCTGCCAAAGCGGTCATGGCCGAGGAGATGGTTCGCCAATCGCGTCAAAACATCAAGGACGTATTTCTTGCTACCAATCGCATGGACCTTTGGGATGAAATGCAGAAGAAGATGGCCGAAGCGAGGAAGGCGCGGCAGGAAGAAATTAAACGCCTAGAGGCGCTGAAAAAGAAGCAGCGCAAGCAGATGATTGAGATTCTAATCGCCATCGCTATCCTGCTTGGTTTGGTGCCTATCGCAATCGCGTTGGTGGTCTGGTGGGCTACGTCCTGATTTAGTTTGGACTTAGAGGGCTGACAAAGTAAACTGAAGGCTCATCAACGGAGAACCAAATGATTACTATCGACGAAATTGAATACAGCGAAGAAGACCTAAGCGAAGATGCCAAGATCCGAGCCGGGCGCATTGGGGTGCTAAGAAACGAGGTTGTACAGTTAATCTTGCGCCAGCAAGAAGCCGAGCAGTCAATCAGGTTCCACGCCCAGCAGATAAAGGCTGAGATGGAACCGCAAGAAGCAGAGATAATAGAGGAATAACTATGAAGTGGGATGCTATCAAATCAATCGTAGGCGCTGTTGCACCAACTATTGGAGCCGCTATCGGTGGACCAGTTGGTGGTGGTGCCGGCAAGGTGCTTGCCCAGGTACTAGGTGTCGCTGCTGAACCGCAGGCAGTACAGCGCGCTTTAAATGAGGCATCCCCTGAACAACTTGCTGAAATCAAGAAGGCTGACCTGGCGTACAAGACCAGGCTGGCCGAGCTTGAAGTGGATATATTCGAGCTAGAAGCTGCCGACATACAGCACGCCAGACAAGCTAACAGCGGTGATTGGACGCCCAAGGTCTTGGCGCTGCTAGCGTTCTTATTCTTTGGTGGATACGTCACAGTCGTAACGATTAGCCCATTCGAGCAGAATGAAGCGGTTATCAACTTGGTGCTGGGATACCTGGGCGGCATAGTGTCGGCAGTAGTATCGTTCTACTTTGGGGCTAGTCACAAGGCTGATAAGTGAAGTACTTCACTCATGCGGAGCTTGCGTGCCAGCATTGCGGCAAGCAGAACATCGATGGCGATTTCATGGAGCTTATGGACTCCATCCGGGCGATGGCCGGATTCCCCTTCGTAGTCACCAGTGGATACCGATGCCCTGAGCATCCCATAGAGGCCAGGAAGAGTTCCCCTGGCGCACATACTACCGGCAAAGCAATAGACATAGCCGTGAGGGGGAGTCAGGCGTTGCGCCTGATAGAGTTGGCCCAGCAGGCCGGGATACAAAGGATTGGCGTGAATCAGAAAGGTGACGGCCGGTTCATACACCTGGATGTGTGCGATGACCGGCCAAGCCCTGCTATTTGGTCATATTAGAATAGCTCGTTCTGCCTTATCTTTTCCGGTCTATAAGATTCTTCAACCATCTCAACCCTTTCCCTCCTCGTCTTTTTGACGTGACAATTAGCGCAAAGTAGCTGACAGATTTCTCTGACGTTTGTCCCGGCCCTATGCTCTTTAACAACCCACCGCCTCAAGTTATCACCAGCCATTTCTTTCAGCCCATTCGATTTTCGTTTTATTGGGCTAATGTGGTCTATCTCTAAGACCTCAATATCATCATGACCGCAAGAGGCGCAGCACATCTGTCCGTTGCTCAATATCCAATAGGCGTCATGCGCTGTCGCCAACCTTCGTTCTCTGTTAGCTTGCTTGCTCGCCACTTAATATCCCTAAGAACTCCGACATACGTTCGTCTAGCTGCTCTAAGAACAACCGCACCTCACCTTCAAGCTCTTCGATAACGCCTGGCTCCGGGACGTGCCGTACAATCCAGATCTGATTCTCTACGGGCAGTCTCGGGTCAAACATCACGAAGTCGCACCAATCACGCTGCGTACAGGCTAGTTGCCAGTTCATCTGCGTGACGTAGTTGTCCGGGATGGCGTTGCTCAACACGGTGTTAATCATGGTGGTGGTGCGTGGGCACTTGATTTCAATCAAACCCTTATCACCGACCAGGCCATCGGGCGATGCACTGGCGTTCTCAATCGCGGGGTGGGGAATGCTGCCGACCTCCTCAACATCGACCATGTACTCGAACTCGTACCTTGCACGCGCATGAGGCTCAGTCTCTGTGCCCCACTGCATGTCCTTGCTCACGAAGTTCTCTGATGGAACGCCGGTCAGGCGCTGCTCCATCAGTTCATCCATGTAGCGTTTACGAGACATGCTGTAGCCGCTTTTGGTTTTAGCTACGGCATCATGGCACCTGGAGCCGGTCAGCTTGCCCAGGCGCGCCATGTGCCATTCCTGGCTACCCTGCTGCATTATTTGGAACCTAAACGCTTGATTGCATTCTTTGCCTGGTCGGCATTGAGCGCGTGGATGTCAGTGACGCCGTAAGCCGCGGTCACCTTGTCTAGATTGACCTGTTTGGTCTCGGCAAGCTTCTTTATCTCGGCGATTACATCAACCGGTGCTGCCGGTGTAGGCTCCTCAACGCGCTGCATCTCCTCTGCACTGGCGAACTCTTCGCCGGCAAAGCCACAGGCGCTCAGTGCGCGTCCGATCGCGCCGGTCTCGCAGTTCTCAATGGCATTGGTCTTGTTGATGTTGTTGCTGCCACGGCGCTCTTCAGCATGCCCAGTGGCTACAACTTTGCCCTCTGGCGAGATCACGCAGGCTTTCACCTTGATAACCTCGTTCAGTTCAGTGGCTTCGGTCACGATACCCCAGCCTTCCGATATCGGGTGCTTGCTTCTAAACTCAGCAACCCGTAGAGCTACGGTCTTGTATTCCTTGCCCCGGATGTTCACGATTCCATCAGTCATTATCTATCTCCCATAAGTCTATTGCGTACTCGTTGCACGTTAAGCATTGCCAGCAGGCTTCCCAGCCTGGATGGTCTCTGTCACCCCGCTCGGCTTCCAAAAAGATGAACATAGTGTCCTCTTTGCAAACCGCGCAGGAGTATTCTCTCGTTTCTTCTATCATTTGAACCTCGACGCATAGGCCAGATCGGCCCATGCCTTTATCTTAACTTTCAGCCCATCAAGATCTGTCATGACGGCAGGGAACACATCGCCGCCCCAAATCTTGCGATATCCGTGGACCGTCATTAGTTCTGGGTCTCCAACCACCACCAGGACGGTGATGGCCTTATCTATCTCAGTCAGTCGCTGGAACATTATACGCTGACCAGCAGGTATATCGCCCTGGAACGACTTCCATTCCACTAAGAGAAAGCGACCGTTGATTTCGACTATCCCATCCACGTCGCTCATGCCCATCTTTGGCGGCAGGCATTCATCAAACACACCGAGCTTTGGGCACATCTTCTCGTGATAACAGCCCTGACGGTCGCAGTCCCAGGTTAATATTCGCATCTTTGTTCTGCCCTTTTCCTTATCTCTGTAACTGTTTTCACCAAGTGGCAATTGGCGCAAAGAACCTGAAAATAATCTTTTGGGTTAGGACTGCTTACGTCATTACACAAAGCGTCATACATCTTGTTTATTTCACAAACAGTATGGTATCCAGTCTTTTTGCCGTGCTTGATTCCACTAGACTCCCTAATTAGCGGGTTGACATGGTCTATTTGATAAACCCTGTCATCCCATTTTATTTGGCAGCCTTTGCACCTCATAGTTCCATCGGACAATATAAAGATTGCATCCAACCTTCTTTTCCGCTGGCTCTCCCTTTGTGCTGCCCTCTGCTTTGTCGGGTCTTTATACGGCACGAATATTCCCGTTAACATTTGCAACCAATATACATGAAGTAGTTGCACATGCAAACCTGCTATGGCCTAATGCGTTCATGAGCAACGAAGATTGGATAGAATTTAAGGTTAGGCTGGTGCGTAAAGACGCATCGTTTACCGACCTTGCCAAGTTTCTAGGCATCACCAGGCAGGCGGTCTGCAAGTGGAGGAATCAGGGGATTCCCGATAATAGGGTTGCAGACATTGAGCGTTTTCTGGAAGATGCAGCGTAACTACCACAGTCCCTTCCCCCTCCCCCTGTGGGGCTGTGGTAGGGGCGGCCCAAGAGTTTCTTTCCTTCTCTTGGGTTGCCCAACCTTTTTAAAGCGGGTGTGATGCTGAAGGATGGCCCGGAGCCTTCAGAGACTACGAGACACGGTAGCGAGCACCACCGACAGTTTGCCTGACGGACTAGGTATGAGGGACAGCCAATTAGCTGGAACCTGAAACGCGAGTCAGGGGTTGAGTGCTTATACCAGGCGCAGGACGGTGTGTGTCCTGACGGTAGCTCTAGAGTGAAGAATTTGACGATGTGCTGATAACAAGCCGTACGCTTTTCCGTACATCTTCAATATATTCCCCCCCGCGTGGGGGGGCTAAAGATGAAAGATAGAAAGATAAGGAGCAATGCATGAATCAAGCATTCCTAACTGGCAACCTCGGTAGAGACCCAGAACAAAAGCAAACAGCTAATGGCACCACAGTGGTTACCTTTAGCCTTGCTACTCGCGACCGCAAAGACGAATCCACCTGGCACAACATAACGGCCTTCAACAAGACTGCTGAGATAATCGCACAGTATTGTGCGAAGGGTTCCAAGATTGCCGTCGCTGGCCGAATCTCTAACCGCCAATATGAGAAAGACGGCGAGAAGAGAACGTGGTCCGAAGTAATCGCCAATGAAGTCGAGCTCCTCGACAAGAAGGGTGACAACCCCACTGCTAAACCGGCTCCCGCCCCTGTAACTAAAGAGGATGAATATGAAGATGACATCCCATTTTAAGCACACACAGGTAGGCGGTGATCACTATGAGCGGCTGGTTATCCAGCCCATAGAGTTCTGTCTTGGCAACAATCTCGGGCCGTGCGAGACGAACATCGTTAAGTACATAACCCGAGAAAAGAAAGACCCTGTCAACGACTTACGCAAAGCAAGGCAATACACACAGTTCATATTGGAGATGGAGGCTAATCCGCCCGGACCCATTAGGTACACTGACTACTCAGTCGCGAACGAATTAAGCTACGCCAAAGGAAAGGCAGTGGAATACGTTATTAAGTGGTCAAAGACTGGTGACACCGCCGCCCTGGGCAAACTACTAGAAGTAATCGATGTCATCATTGAGAAGGAAATATCGATAGACCAAGCAGAGAAATGAGGGGGAACTCATGGATAGACAGACCTTTAGAGATTGTTTCAAGCAATGGTTGGCATACAAGCCAAACAAGCGCAAAGACTGGCCTACGCTGGAAGACATATATTTCCAGGAGCTAAGCCGGTTCACGCAGGTACAACTCACAGAGGCTTTGGGAAGACTACTTACTAAGAACCAGTTCTTCCCCGATATAGCTGAGATAACCAAAGAGGTTTACGCATTCTCGCCACAGAAGTCTGATGGCATCGTCGCTAAGAGAGGCGATAGGGAGCGTGAACTAAACGACCTAACCATCATGGCTGACCGTATGCTGGAGCATAAGCTCGGCGTGGAGTTCCACGGCATGTATCTAGAGGGTAAGCCTCTGGAAGTGACCATGCCCGAAGATGCCCCGGTGTGGATGGAAAAGCTCGTAGATGCTGCTATAAAGAGATTTTATAGCACAGAGGAGCAGACCTATATGCGTGGCACGTTAGGTAAATGGGTTATTGATGAGTACTCGGGCGCCGGGAGGTCTGCCGCATGATGTCACCGATATCTGACCAGAAACGGCAGCAAAGCGAAGAGTCAGCAAAGCTCGTGGAAGAGTGGATGGCAAAGGGTAACGAGGTCACAGTTTACGACTACGCCATCAAATCTGAATCCATGAGGGATGGCGTGAGCAAGTGCGGTATCTGCAGGAAGTGGAAGCCGATATCTGCCTTCGCAACTGTATCTCACCCAGGTCAATCGCGTTGCGTTAAATGCGTGGCGATGCATAGACCAATCAACATTGTTGCCGGCTAACGTGAACTTCGTTGCTAAACCCGAGACGATAGAGGCGGCGATACGAAGGACCGAGTCCGAGTTGTTCAATGTCGATGTTGCTTGGGGAGGAAAGGGACCAGGTCGGTTAGCCGGCCTTGGTCTCGGATTGGAAGACAAAGAAGAACGAGAAAAGGCTGCCAAGCGACTCAGTGAGTTAAACACCCTGTTAATCAAATCAAGGATGATTCATGGCTCCTAAAGTCACCCAGCCTAAAAGTCGCAAGCCCACTAAGAAAACAGTACGCAACCGCGCATGGCGGATATGCAGTGAGTACATACGAAGACAGCACGCCGATAACGACGGCATGGTTCAGTGTACGACCTGTAACGTGAAGAGGCACTGGCGCCAAATGCACGCAGGGCACTTCATACCCAAGACCTATGACGCCGTCTATTTCATTGAGGAGAACATATGGCCTCAGTGCCCTGGGTGTAATACCTATAAGCACGGCGCTCTCATGGAATATACGCTCCACATGATTGACACCTACGGCAGGGAGACCGTGGAATGGCTGCAGGGGAAGGCCAGAAACTCTAAACCGCTTACAGTGGACGAGCTTCTGGAGATAGAAAAAGAATACAAGGAAAGCTTAGATGGCCTTGGAACGAAAGGACTTTGAAACAGATTACGAATATCTTGTGTGCTGCATGGCGCGAGATATCTACAAAGACAGAAAGAAAGACCAGATAGTGCCGTCTGGCAAGTATACTTGGGCAAAATGGTTCGATAAGAAGTTCGGGTTGAACTACGAGGCGTATATACATGAGCTTTCAAACAGGGCTAGGGAAAGGTCGGCCTGAGAAAGATACGGACAACGATGACCAGGGGGAGGCCATATTTTGCCGCATATGCGAGGAGCACCTGTCCCCGAGCAAGTTTGAGCCGCAGCGGCGCGCTAACAAGGTTTCTTCATGTAGTAAGTGCCGGCGAGAGGCGATGTATGCCAAGGTGAACGGTGACGTTACCTACTACCTAAAGAAACTGCACAGCAGCCTGGGTCACAACAGGAAGAAGCAAGGATATGAGTGGAAAGTCACAGTAGATGACTTTGTTGAGATATATGAGAAACAGGACGGACGATGCGCGTTAAGTGGGGTAGTGTTAACCCATTACCGAGACGGCGGTGGAGCAAAATCATTCAACTGCTCCATAGACAGAATCAGCCCGCAGCTAGGATACACAAAGAAGAACATTCAGATCGTGGCGTACAGCGTCAACATGATGAAGGGAACGATGGACGAGTACGAATTCACATGGTGGGTGAACAACATCTACCGACTTAAGGTAAAGGGCGAACAGATTGATGCAGGAACTGACTGAAGAAATCATAAAGAGGATGAGGGCAATTGACGAATGGACAAGATGGGCAAGCACGCAGCAAAAAGACGATTTGAACAACAGCACCGCACCAAAGCAGGCAAACGAGACGTTGGGGGAAGATGGCGTCAAGATGTTACGAGAGATGTACGCTTCCAGATAGATTGCGCCTCGTGCGGTTACAGTTATCGCAGTGACCATCTCCTGGGTAGGTGCCCTAAGTGCATCAGCCCGGTGTTAGTAGTCACTGACCTATCCACAGAAAACGACTAGCCCACGGAGCGGTCCACAGTCATTATCGGTTCAAAGACAAGGAGCCGACATGGCTGACATCATTAACTTCCCAGGGGCCATCAATGAGCACATGGTGCTTACATGCCCCGATTGCGGTGATACCAAGTGGATGGTTGACATACACCTGATGCTGTTTTGTGTCGAGTGTGGCTGTTCCTGCCATGCGCTGGCGTCAATCACTGAATACCTTGGCATTCAATACGAAGAACTCGACTTCAACGAGCCGGCATGAACAAGCTGACGCCACACCTGACGCCTGGAAGTCCAACCAAACTGCGCTTTGCCAACTTCGATATCGACCAGGCAATCAAGCGCCTAAGCGTCATACACAACGACCAGATACCCTTCGCAGCCTCAGTCGCGCTGAACAAACTGGCGTTCCAGATTGCAGTGGGCCAGGGCGGTAAGGGTGAGCTTCGTAACCAGGTAGACAGGTATCTGAAAGGCGGCGCAGAGCGATTCACTAAGCAAGGCTTCCAGTACGTTAAGTCTACGAAGAAGAACTTACAGGCCACGATATTTGCTGAGTTAGCTGGCACCAGAACATCCGTCAGTGGGTCTAAAGACCCCAGCAGTGGCGGTGGAGGTATGAAGCGACGCTACCTGGAAAACATCATTGAGGGCGGAACCGTACTGCCACCAGACAAGCCTGGTCGAACCAACCTGCTGCAGCCTACGAAGAACACGCCCAGGGGCGCTATCAATAAGCACGGCAACATTAAGCCAGATGCCTACGCAAAGTATCGCGCGAACAAAGATAGATACTTCTATGGATTCCCTGCTGGTAAACCCAAGACCGATAAGTTCCTTGGCCTATATGAACGGGTGGGCGTGAAGCGCAAGAAGGGCGGCACGAAGCTGAAGAAGATCTTCACCACTGGTAACAAGAGCAGACCTATTCGCAGGCTGTTCCCGGCGCGTGATATCGCCTACCGATACGCCAGGCAGCGCATCATGTTCGAGTTCAACAAGGCGCTGAAGCAGGCAGAGAGGACGCGCAGAGCTTAGTAGAGGCTATCCCACGGAGCTACTTTACTATCCCACGAAGGGGTATTTACTATCCCACGGAGCTACTTTTTGCCTTTACTATCCCACGGAGTGGTCGAGGGCCAGGCGCGGCCTATTCCTGGGCACAAAGGCTATCCCACGGAGCTACTTTACTATCCCACGGAGTGCTGTTTTGGTGCTTACTATCCCACGGAGCTACTTTACTATCCCACGGAGTGCTGTTTTGGTGCTTACTATCCCACGGAGCTACTTTACTATCCCACGGAGGTCATTTTTGGGGTCAAATGGCCTGATTTCGGGTCCGGCGGCATGCACCGGCGGCAATCGGTCGAAAATCCGTGAAAATCGGTCGAAATCGGTCGAAATCGGGCAGAATCGCGGCAAATCCGCCGGAATCGCCGGCAATCGGCCGGGAATCTCGGACCGGGGAGGAAATCGCCGGCAATGGGTAGGGGATCGCCGGCAATGATTCGGCAATCGGTCGGCAATCGGTCGGGAATCGAGACGCCGGCCAGAATGAGCGCGCGCGGCGCGGAATCGGCCCCGGTTTATGGATAGGCGCGGACTATGACACCGGCGCGAGCTCACACCGTTTTGATAGGTTCAGACTATCGACGGGCACCGGCTTTTTTTTTGCGTATAAAGGAACGGGCAAGGTTTACATTGTCAATTCGTTCCTGTATAAAATCCCCAGCGCGGCCAAGGGGTGGCGGCGCACTGTATAAACAACCAGTAAGGAAAAGGAAATGAAAACACGATACGAAAGCTTCTTGGTCTCCAACGGCGTTGCCGATACCCGCGCTCCACAATTGGACCGGGCAATGCGCGAATTGTTTAGCGCCTACTGCGCGCTGGATTCATGGCAACGAAACACGTTCAACGAAATCGTTGGCGATCGGACCATTCGCGGGGCGCTGATTCAGTATGCCGAAACCGAACCCGGTAGCAGCACCGACCTGTAACCCGGACCGACCAAAAAAGGAAAAGACATCATGACCATCGAACTGCCTAAAAAAGCCGAATACTTAGAAGCCGCCGATTCTGTCCGGGCGATAAACCCGGAGCATCAATCGGCCGTGCGCAATTGGGCGCGCGCTATGCGCCTCGTTGATTTTAACGTCGATTGCGCTGCTATCTGCGAGGACTTCGACGGCGACGCCGCTTGGCGTAAACAGGAAATGCACTTGGCCGCCGAAGAGCGGCACTGGGACCGGGCGCACGAAATCGCCTATACCTTGCCCCAACGCGAACTTGCGAACGCCGCCAAGCAATTGATGGCCGCATGCAATGGCGGCACGGCCGCCGCTTAAATCAGAGTCCAACGTCGAGCGCGTGGGGACGCGCTCCGCGGTGCACTCCGCATCAACAAAAAAGGAAAATACAACATGAACGGAAAAACCAAACTCGCCATCTGGGCGATAATGTCCGCGCTTCTATTCACCACGTTCGCCGGCTCCGGGCTTGGCGTCGCTTTCGCTTTTGCTTTGTCTGGAATGGCGGGCATTGCCGCGCTGGCGGACCATGCGGAAAACTTGCAAGCGATGGAGGGCGGCAACAATGAATAACCGACCCTTGTTAGATACCAGCGCGAAGCCGGGGAATACGAAAGTAGCCAAGACGCAAAAATCCGGTGACGCGGTGCGCGTTGCGAGTCTGTCGCTTATGCCCGACGCGCTACTGTGTCCGGGCAGCAAGGCCGCCGGTTGCTTTGACGATTGTTTGAAGGAAGCCGGCCGCGGCGCGTTTCAGAATGTAAAAGCCGGCCGGCAATGGCGCGCCGATCTATGGCACGCGGACCGGGCGCAATTCCTCGACCGACTGCGCGGCGAATTGGGCCGATTCCAAAACCTATGTGCGCGCCAGAATGTTAAGCCGGTCGCACGGCTCAATGTGCTGTCAGATATCGCATTCGAGGATCACGGCATTCCGCAGGCATTCCCTGAAATATTCTTTTATGACTACACCAAACGCGCCAAGCGACTTGGCAGCACGCCGGAAAACTACCGGCTTATGTTTTCGTATAGCGGCCGCCGGCAATACGCGAAGCAGGTTGATATGGCGCTCAAGCATGCCGTGCCGATTGCGGCCGTGTTTAAGAATGGACTACCGGCGCAATTCCTCGGCCGTGAAGTAATCGACGGCGACGCCAGCGACCTTGTGAACGTTAACGCCGGCCCGGTCGTGATTGGATTGCGCGCCAAGGGACCGGCCAAAAATAGCGATAGCGGCTTCGTTATCGATTCTCGAATCATTGCGGCAAGGGAGGTTGCATAGCATGAAAACGGAAAACCAAAACAAAACGGGCGCGGTCCTAAAATTTCGCGCCAAACGTCACCCGGAAATCGCCGGGTTGCCGCGTGATTTTGCCGAGTCGCGCCGGGAGGAAGCCGAACGGATACGGGCCGAGATTCAACGCGCAAGCCGTCAGAATGCGCGCTCGGCCGCTTGGGCGTTCGCCTCGGGTATGGGATGGGCGGCGTTCGTCGTTATTGCGTTTTATCAACTGACTGGGGGCATTTAATGAAAATCACGACACAAAACGAATTGGCCGCGCTGATTGCCGGCGTTTATCTCGGCAATGACCTTGGCCTAACCGAGGAGCGCGAGCTTGCCGGCAATAAGCACGGCAACATTAACGCGATAGATTTTGGCGACTTCGAGGCGCTTACCGTGCGAGTCCAACCCGGCGAGAATATCGAAACGATAACCCATGATTTTCAGTGCGGTTATTGGGCGGCGAAGGGAGTTCTAGCAGAAGCCGAACGGCGCGCCGCTGAATTGTGGGAACGATGGAACAAGGACGACGGCGAGGCGTCGAACAAGGTCAAACTGCGAGGGTTCAACAATGAAGGATGAAACACTAAACGCCGCCATCGAGGCGAACGGCGGCCGGCCATTCGTGGCGGTCGCGCTCGGTGTCTCCGAGTCCTATCTATCGCTTTGCGTGAACGGGCACCGGACCATGACGGACACGGCGCGCTACATTATCGAAACCGGGCAAGCTGAAACAATGGACCGGCACCGGGTCGAAACATGGGGGGCGCGATCATGAGCGGCGTTGACTGGAAACAAATAGCTAACGAGATAATCGCTCAAGTGCGAGCGGCCGGTTTTATGTGGGACGAAGACGGCGAGCTTGTCGCGGTCGATGCCTTTATGAAGCCGACGTGTCATGTATGCGGATGGATTGATTCGGACGTGTCAATATCGACCGTTGAAGAGCTTCAAAAGATAGAGGCCGCCATGAGGTCTGGCGCGCGCGAATGCAATCGATGCGAGGACGATGCCGCCATGTTGGAGGCAATGAAGGCGTTTGAGCGGGAAGGAGCGCGCTTAACAATGCACGACCCGGAATTGCACCAAACCATGCACCACCACTGGGTGAACCTAGTGGACTATATAAGCGATCACGCAGACGGTCCGATATAGGGCCACCCATCAACCAAACCGAGCCGGGCAAGCCCCGGCTTTTTTGTGCCTGGTCGAAATGTCCATGCCATCCCATGGCGTCCCTGGTGGCCATCCCATGGCGTCCCTGGTGGCCATCCCATGGCGTCCCTGGTGGCCATCCCATGGCGTCCCTGGTCGTCGCCCTGGTCGT